ACGTACCACACACTGAACACCACAGACGCAATTGCTCTGAAGATCATGCAGGGTACGTTGATCCAAAACCAACGAGCAGACCTTTGCCTTGACGCGATGCGCGAGAACTGCACTCACGTCCTGTTTATTGACTCGGACATGACGTTCCCGCAGGACATGATCGAGAGGCTACTAAAGCACGACCTTGACATCGTGGCCACCAACTGCGCACGTCGCAGGATGCCTACTGGTCCAACGGCTCAGAAGTACGGCCCTGACGGAGAGCGCGAGTTGGTCTACACAATGCCTGAATCTACAGGCGTTGAGGAAGTTGGCAGCATCGGTATGGGCGTAATGCTCATCAAGCGCAACGTCTTTGAAGCACTCACAGAGCCTTGGTTTGAGACTCCTTGGCGCACCGACAAACGTGGCTACATAGGTGAGGATATTTTCTTTTGCCGCAAGGCGCAGGCCGCAGGGTTTAAGATATGGATTGACCACGATGTATCTAAAGAAATTGGACACATTGGGACGTTTGAATTCAAGCACGACCACACATGGGTCATGCGTGACCTTGAGGAAAAGGAAAAGGCTACCTAATGGCTCTAACGACATACACCGAACTCAAGGCATCAGTAGCGGACTGGCTTGTCCGTGCCGACCTGACGGCTGCAATCCCTGACTTCATCTCTCTTGCAGAGGCGCAGATCGAACGCAACTTGCGTACACGACAGATGATCGTCCGTGCCGATGCGTACATCAACACTGAGTACAGCGCGGTCCCTGACAACTTCCTTGAGACACGGGCATTTAAGTTAAATACAAACCCAGTGACGCCGATGCAGTTCGAGACGATGGACTCATTGGACATATTGGCATCACGTACAAACGCAGCAGGAAAGCCTATCTACTTCAGCATAGTCGGGAGTCAGATTCGCGTTGTCCCAGCCCCTGATACATCGTACACAGGCGAACTGACCTACTACGCAAAGTTAACTAAGTTATCAAGTACTGTTGCAACAAACTTCCTGCTGACATCGTCTCCTGACATCTACCTGTACGGCGCACTCCTACAAGCCGCGCCCTACCTACAGGACGATGCGCGTATCTCTGTTTGGTCTGCGCTGTACCTTGCTGGGATTGAGCAACTGCAACTCGCAGATGACAGAAGCACAACATCGGGCGGTTCTCTGACTGCACGAGCAAGAACACTGGGATAAAAATGCTAATCACAACGACCAAAGGCGAAATGGATGACTCCCTACTTGAGAAAAAAGAGGGGATAATTGATACTGAGAACGAGACAACTCGGTGGGTCGAGTACTGGCAGAACAATGAACTTGTTCACCGTTCCGTTGATATGACTTTGAAACGCAACGTCGCAACACTAGCCGTTGCTCAACCTTTAGGATAATCATGGCAAATACTCAGGCAATGTGTACCTCGTTCAAGGGCGAGTTATTGGTCGGCCATCACAATTTTGGCACGGGTGTAACTCGTGGCTCTACCGCTGCTGACTCGTTCAAAGCAGCCCTGTATCTGGCATCTGCCACAGTCAATGCGGCTACCACAGCCTACTCAGCCTCTGACGAGGTATCAGGCACTGGCTACACGGCTGGCGGTGTTGCTGTGACGTTTGGCACTGTACCAAGCACCAGCGGAACAACGGCGTTTGTCACTCCTAGCGCAAGCATTTCTTACTCTTCCGTGACCTTGTCTACAGCCTTTGATTGCGTCCTGATCTACAACTCGACCCAATCCAACAAGGCAGTAAGCGTTCATACCTTTGGCTCTCAGACAGTGACGGCTGGCACGTTCACCCTGACTATGCCAACAAACGATGCAAGCACCGGCCTGATTCGTCTGGCTTAACACGGGAGCAGCGGCATGGCTGCTTACGGCACAAGTTATTACGGTAGAGGTGCTTGGGGCATTGGTGCAATAGGCATCAGTGGAAACTCGTCTACTACTGCCGTCGGCACAGTCCTAACCAATAGATCAATCCAAGAGGACGGGACAATTGCCACTGGCAATGTCGGCACAGTTACCCAATCAAGAACGATTGCAATCACAGGCAATGCGTCCACCTGTGCAATTGGCACTCTATCCCCCTCATCAGCCAAAGCCGTTACAGGCAATGCCTCAACCCTGTCCGTTGGCAGCGTTCAGGAAGTATTGACCATTGAGGCAATTGGTAACGCCTCAACAACCTCTATCGGCTCGGTTACAACTAGCAGACTGCGAGCAGTTACAGGAAACTCTGCTACGGGTGCAGTGGAGACAATGCCGTCAGAGGTCATTACGTTCCAGGCTATCACTGGGGTCAGTGCAACTGGCTCAGTTGGCTCTGCCACAAATAGCGTATCTATTGCGATAATTGGCGTACAGACTGCTTGCTTTGCAGGAACAATGGTTAGATTCGGGTGGGGCCAAATTTCTGATACGTCAGAGTCCTGGTCACCGATCTCTGATACGTCAGAGACATGGACTGTAGTTGCAGATAATTCAACAACGTGGCAAGAGGCCGCATAAGGAGATTTAAGAATGGCAGATTCCACAACGACGAACCTATTGCTTACCAAGCCCGAGGTTGGGGCCAGTACGGACACTTGGGGGACCAAGATCAATGCCGACCTGGACTTAGTTGATGCAAAGTTCACAGCGGACTTACTAAGCGCGTCTGCGAATGGTGTGACAGGCTTCAAAAACCGCATCATCAACGGCGCAATGGTGATTGACCAGCGTAATGCGGGGGCGAGTGTGACGCCTGCAAATGGGGATTACACATTGGATAGAATTAAGGTAGCTACCACGCAAGCTAGTAAATTTACAGTGCAACAAAACGCTGGCGCTGTTACGCCTCCTTCTGGATTTAAAAATTATTTAGGTGTTACTTCGTCTTCAGCTTACTCGGTTGTATCAAGCGATTATTTTTTAATTGGTCAGGCGCTAGAAGGTTTTAACACCTCGGATTTAGGGTTTGGCGCTGCTGGCGCTTCGACAATTACATTGTCATTTTGGGTTCGCTCAAGCCTGACAGGAACTTTTGGAGGCGCTATTAATAACAGTGCTTACAGTAGAAGCTACCCGTTTAGCTACACAGTTTCTACGGCAAACACATGGGAGCAAAAGTCTGTAACGATTGCTGGCGACACAACTGGCACATGGATTGGCGCAACTAACGGCGTGGGCTTGTACGCTTGGTTTAATTTAGGGACAGGCTCAACTGGAAGCACAACAGCAAACGCATGGGCGGCAGGTTCTTATTACGCTCCCACAGGCGCAGTCTCAGTAGTAGGCACAAGCGGAGCCACCTTCTACATCACAGGCGTACAACTAGAGAAAGGCAGCACAGCCACATCGTTTGACTACCGTCCTTATGGGACGGAGTTGATGCTGTGTCAGCGGTACTATTTTAGAAATACAGGTTCTTTGTATGCAATGCATGGAGTAGGTACAGTTTTTTCAACAACTCAAGCAGATGTTTACACAAAATTTCCAGTATCAATGAGAATAATCCCAACTGTTTCTTTGTCCTCAACTCAAATACAAGTTGGCGCAACTCTTTATGCTGCAACTAGCGTGAGTGGCGCGGCTGGAGTTACAACAGATGGGGCATTTAGTCGGGTTGGAACTGCGGGAACAATGATAATTGGATATGCCGCCATTCTTGCAAACGCAAATAATACAAGTGGTTATTTAGACGCAACTGCGGAGTTATAAAATGCAATATCAAATACAAAACGATGTCAATGGGAACCCTTGTGCGATAGCCATTGTTGGTAAGATAATTTCAATCCCAATGAATGAAGGCAATACAGACTACCAAGCCTTTTTAGCTTGGCTTGCTGAAGGCAACACCGTTTTACCACCAGATGAGCCTGTAAATGCTTAAACCGTTTGAGCCAACCGCCTTGCTAGTGATGGAACACAACATCACTGGCTTGAAATACTTTTGCAAAACGAGTGTATTAAGCCGAGTTCATCGTTACAAAGGTAGCGGTAGTTCATGGCTAAAGCATTTAAGAGAGCATAACTTTGATGTAAAAGTTGGTGTACTTGGGTTTTATGTTGAAGAAAAACGCTGTCTAGATGCGGCTAAAAAATTTAGCGAAGACAACAACATTGTTAATAGCCTTGAGTGGGCTAATGCTGTTCCTGAAACTGGTAGAAATGGTGCTTGCATGAAGGGTGAAAGAAATCCATTCTTTGGCAAAAAACATAAACCAGAAGCTATGGAAGCAATTCGTCAAAAGAAAATTGGAAAATCTGTTAACAAAGGCGCATATCAGTCACCCGAAAAAAGAGCAAAAATATCTGCGTCTTTAAAAGGTAGGAAAAACCCAGTTGTTTCTGCGGCATCGACTGGTAGAAAATTGTCAGATGAAACCAAGGAAAAAATTTCTAAAGCTGGAAAAGGAAGACAATTTACTATGGAAGCAAAAGAAAAAATACGGCAAGCATCTTTAGCACAATGGGCTAGATACCGTGCTAATGGGAATACTCACACACCACTACCTGCGGACGAATAACATGAACCAGTCTGAACGCGCTGAACTCGTTGCCGATATTGCTGCGGCGATTAAAGCATCATCTACTCTGTCTGAAGATGAGGTGCGTTGGGTCAAACTCGCCATTGAAAAGCAGGAGCAGTCAATCAAACTGCGTCAGGCCATCATTGAGAAGACCTTGGGCGGCTTGGTGTGGGCTGCCCTTGCGGGGCTGGCTTACATTGTGTTCGACTTTGCAAAGAATCATGGGTTCAAGTGATTGACTTACTTGCATCAGCACAGATACCGTGGCCCAACACAGAACAGAAAATTGTGTTGGTGTGCCGCGTTGTGCTGCCGAGCGAGAAGTATGGAGCCAATGAATTCCT